CAGTAATATAATAAGTATTGGCATCAAAATTAGATGTAATATCAATAGTAATACCATTAGAAACAATACCATTTGCACTTATCGTTCCATCAGCTCCAACTTTAACTGCATCAAGCAGATCAAAAGTAACAAAATCCCAAGCAACAGGGGAAGCCTTTGTAGCATCCTCTACTTTTACCGGAGAAGGAGTTGTTTGGCCACTAGTATAAACAAAATAAGTACATTTTGTTTTATCAATAGCATAAGTTCCATCTTTAATAGTAAACTTCCAATAAGCAGTAGATCCACTACCAGTTGCAGTAGTAACCTCGCTGAATTTTAAAGTTTTAAGAACCTCCTGGCTACTACCATTGTCCTTCATAGTACCACCGAACATGATACCAAGAGACTTAGCACTAAACAGAGCGTCCTCAAGTGTCAGTTTAATTTCCTTATTTGTATCCCAAGTAAGCAGCTTAACATTACCCTTACCACCTGTGGCATCTACAGTTTCAGCGGACTGCTCAATTGTAGAAACCTTTAAAGAATCAAGGTAAAGAGCGGGAGCAGAAGGTGCGCCCTTAGAGTCTAACTCATAGAACACTACGTCAGCAACTTCTTTAATACCATATTTATCAAGAATACTCGCCATATTAAATAGCCTCCTATAATTCTTTTAGTCTAAATTTTTAATCCAATATTTCGGTTTAACTTTTTTACTATCCGCGCCAGCTAATAAAGCTCGTATATCAACATCATATTCTTCATTCTGTTGATACATAGCTATTAACCACTGTACACACGCATAGCTCATCTCTCCAATATTAAGTGGATTTAAACCAATCCCCATACAACAAATTGCAGCAAGTAAGGTTCCTAAAGTTGGAGCAGTTTTTGCTTTTTTAGAATTGAGAATTTTTTCACGTTCTTTAATCTTCATTTTCCATCGCTTAACCCGTGGATCTTCAATTTCTTCATCCTCTGTTAAAACAATAGGTTTTAATCCTATTGATAAGCGTATTTTGTTTTGAAAATCAAAGAAATTTTCTTCTGTTATTAATCGAGGATTCTCCAAATCAACATCTGGATCTATTTCTTCCTCTTTTTTACCTATGAGTAGCATTTCAATTTCTGGAACTATAGTAACTGATTCATGGATAAATAATTCAAAGGCATTTTCTATATAACTTCTCATTTTTTCTTCAGCGTAATAATTCATCATTAGATATTGAAATGGAGTAGGAATATGTTTAACAGATTCGTCTTTTAAATAAATCTCATCTAATTCTTCTTGTGTAATTGTAAAAATTGACAAATACACATTAAAATTCTCATTGCCAACAACATCATTTACTTTTGGTGGATAAACCATACAAATATCTTCAAATTTTATTGGGTAGCCAAGAAAAATTTTATCATTAATCATATGAAGTCAGTGTGAACGTTTGTTCATAATCTGAAATTTCTTCAGTTAAAAAGTTCAAATCAAAGTCTCCGCCTGTTAATTTTCCTAGCCCCTCAATTTTTTTATCATTTAAAGATTTTTGAATTTCCCCCATAATGGCAAAAGGTCTTAAATTAGTTCCCTTAATTATCCATTGAGTCATTGGCACGAAAGTTTCCACATTAACTATAACACTTTTAAACTCACTATTTGTTACTAAACCACGACCGCGCGAGATACGTATCGCGACTATGGAATGAGCAGTTTCTTTTGGTCCGACACGTGGAACTATTTTAATTAATTTTTCAAATATCTCATTCTGTATTTGTTCTTGGGTCAAATCCTTATGACTCAAAGGATCCTTATCGGTATAGTACAATAGCTTTAACAAGTTTTGATTAGCCATAAGTCTCTTTACTATATATTGCGCGTTTACTCCTATGTCAGAACAATTTCTTACTCCCATTATTCTACACCCCCATTAATCCAAAAGAAGTCATCATCACTATCTCCTTCTTGTTTTTTAGGTGGGGGAGTCAAATCGCGAATATATTGTGGGTCAACAGACACAAATTCAACACCGGGTGTCGATTGTGTATCATAACCAGTAACTACATAGGCTTCTTTAATAGACTCCAATTTTTTACCAGCGTTTACCTCTAAATAATCATCTTTTCTAATGTTTTCATTTAAAGGCATAATAAAGAAACTTAATTTTAAATTCTCCGTATATAAAACTTTACTTCTACTGCGCGATTTTAATTCATCTTTTAGCATATTATCTTCTTGTCCATAAAAATAAGCCCAAGAAGTTTGTAATGTGCCTTGTCTATCTTTCCATGAAAGCATATGCGTCATTTTTAATACAATGTATCTATTATATCCACTAGCTTTCATATCTTCTAAATAATAAATAAGCCATGGTTGTAATTCATTATTTTTATCTGGAATAAAGAGAAGAGTTCCACTCGGCATATCCAAATGAACATTTGTTAGTAAATATTGCATAGTTTTTGTTTCATTTTGTCTCATCGGAGTTAATTCGCCCTCGCACATTTCATCTCCATATTGAAACTTAACATAATAAACTGATTTCATTAACTGTCGTCGAAAATTTTCTTCTCTTTGCCCCTGCATGCGAGATTGAAAATCTATTCCGTATCTATTCAATCTCTTTAAATATACATCTTCATAATATCCCATCTTCTACCTCCTCATATTTAGAAAGTAAAGACATACAATCGAAAATTGTACTTCTAAAATATTCATATCTTAAATATCTTAAAGAAGAGATTTTATGAAACAAAGTATAATAGTTTATGGTTCTTTCTTCCGGTTCAAAACCACTCAATTCAATAAGGATTGAATCTAAGAATTTCTCCCATTCTCTTCCCTTTTCATATTCGCAGAGTAATCCAAATAATTTATTTTTAAGACTATTTGCATAGCCCTCAGCCATACCAGGAATATACTTCATTTTAATTCTCCGCCAATTCTCCATAAGTAAATGGCCGTCCTTTGCGAGAACGATAATAAATTCTCTCTAATTTTAATGCTTTATATTCCTCTCTTTCAAGTAACTGTTTTAGCTTATCTATTAAGTTAGCTTGAGAAAAGTCTCTTTCTACATATAGAGGTTTTACATTTTCCCAAGTAAGAATGGTCCTATTCAACCATTCGCATTTCATGTAAGTTGCAAGAATTTGGATTTCTTCATTAGCGACATTTTTGTCAACAAACTCGTCTCCATCTATTTCTAAGCTAACCCTAGGAAACTTAAAGTAAGGAATAGCAGCATCCAAAAGGGCGCGCCAATCTTCTTCTCTTTCTTCTTCTGTCCAATTTAACCATTCGTCTTCCAACATTTTTGCCAAAAAGGCATCATATACATCATAGACTGAAGCCATTTTATTTCTCCTATTTGGAATCCGCCCTATCTGCTCTATTTAATTCAATAGCCTTCATTATATCAACATTTATATACTGCTGAATAATATCAGACTTATCATAATCCATAATTTCATTAGCAATAGCATATGCAGCTAATTCATTGATCTGTTCAATAGGAAGTTCTTTTATTTTTTGTTTAAACTCAGCTATAGGCATCACTGTTAAATAACGTTTTCTCTGTGCATCATTTAAAGTAATAATATTGACTGGAGCTTTCGCGCCCTCTGGCTCTAGACCCAGAGCAATTTTAACTTCCATATCATCAATTCCAAGGATTCCATTTTTAAATAAATTTTCTACTCCTGGGCTATACATAGCTTCTTCTAACTGCTCAAAAGGAATAACCATTGTGGCGCCCTTTCTTTCCCAAACTCTTCGAAGTCTTAATTCGGGAACAGTTAAAATAACTCTTTGAGAAACTAAACTTACAACTTTTACCTTTTTATCCATTTTTTAATACTCCTTTTAACTCCAATAATAAAGATGGGGAGGGATGTACCCTCCCCCTATTAACTAAATTATACGTTCGGGTACATTTCCTTATAAGTCTGAGTAATACCTTCGTTTTTGTAAATTCCCCAATTATGATAAGCAAGGATGGCTGTTCCAAGCTTTCTATAAGTGTGAATTTCCATTGACTGATCAGCATTAACAAAGTCCCAAATCTGAGTCTGTCCCTCGAATACAACCTTAACAACTCTTTCTCCACCTGTCGGGAGTACATAAGCAAGTTGCGGATCAATCCAAGTTTCTACATTGTCGCTATCAACAAATGACTGCGGAATTTGAACAATAGGTGTTCCTCTAAATAAATTAATATATCCAGTATTATGAATAGCATCAATATCTTGAGGATGATATACTCCACCATAGTTGCCGTTAGCTGCAACCGGAACAATTGCGTCTGCACCCATAGCAGCAATAAACTCCGGAGGAGCAAAAATAACCGCACCAGAACCATAAGCTCTAACAGTTGAAATTAGTTTCATCATCTCTTGTCCATCAAAGTCATTTCCAACTGTAACATTAGCTCTATTATTTGCAGGAACACCCTGTTGACTTACAGCCTTACGTAAAGCTCTTTGAACCTCTTGATATACTGCATCAGTTTGAGCTTCTGTCAGTATATTAACAAGTTCAGCCATATCTTCTGCGCCATCAAGCATTCTTTCAAAATCAATTGTACAAGCTCCACCAATAGCATGAGCGCTTACTTCGAAAGTGCTGTTATCAAGTCTAAAACTCTCATAAACTCCAGAAAGACCAACTTGAGTAAGGAACTTCTTAGCTCTATTCTTTCCTAATCTTGTTCTAAACAGAGCCTTCTGTCCTTGACCAACCTGTCTAACTTCAGCAAAAATGCCTACGGCATCAATAACTTTATTGGGTACTACTTCATCAGCAGCTTCAATTATAATTTCATAAATATCATATCTATTTTTCATAAACTGGTTAACAGAACCAGCCAGCTCTCTTAAACCCTCAACTAAAGCATCATTAACATTCTCCATTGTATAATTAGCCGGAGCACTATTCTTAGCCGCGTGAAGGGCTAATTCTTTCATTTCTTTAATAGTCATAATTTATTACCCCCTATTACGCAGTTAATACCTGAAATTTAAATGCAAATTGTCCATCGGGCATTGTTGTTTTTTCTACAGCTTTTAATACCGGGCCTTTCTCTGGAGCAGTTTTTGTTAAGAGAATGGCACCCTGTCCACTAATACCGCCAAACACATCAGTAGTGGTAAGATCCACTTTTTCAACCGCATCGTCATCAGCAAAATCAGCATCATATCCAAAGCAATTAGTTGTAAACAGCTCACCAGGTGAAAGGAAACCAAGTCTAGGATAGAATGTACCTCTTTCAAGAGAGAAATCCTTCAGCGCATTAGCTCTTTCATCATACATATGTTCCGTTGTATAATTAATGGCAACAGGCATAGTTTCAACATTGTCTTCTGTAGCAAACTTAATAGTTCTATTCACCCTATCAACCGCAAGAAGCATACCGTTTTCAGCCGGTACATCAGCAAAATCAGTTGCATCTAAAGCACACTGAGCTTCAACCCTGCCGTCTCTACGGAAGGCTACTTGATTTAATTCCAATTGACCAAAACCGTCAATTACAAATCTTTTAAAGGCCATAATAAATCCTCCATTTATTTCTTCTTATTTTTCTGTCTCTCTAAAATAGCTTCAATTCCAGTTAAAACAGGCTCATCCTTCGGAATGAAACCATTATCATTATCGGAAAAAATAGCTGACTTAGATTGAACAAGAACGAAAGCAAGTTCCTTATCTAACTGTTCTTTAGTAAACGAATCGATTCTATCTCTAAAATCTTTAAGTTGCTCTTCTTCAAGAAGAGTTACATACTTATCAATAACTGACTCTTTTTCTTTTAACTCTGCGGCAAGTTTAAACTCATTTAAACTATCTTTTTCAGAGGTAAGAGTTTCGATTGTTTCTAAAGCAGTTGTATAATTACCATTTACTTCTTCTAATTCATTCTCAAGTTTTTCTTTATCCTGTTGTAAAGTAGCAATTGTAGAATTGTTCTCTTCAATTTTGGAGTTAAAATTTTCTACTTCAGTTTGAAGACCAGTTACTACTTCATCAAGTTTCTCATAAGTATTGTTATTCATAGCATGAAGAACATCAAGCGCGTGTTTTTCTTCTTCATTTACGTCTACAATATAACAGGTTTCTAATCTATCAATACTAAGAGAATCTGTTTCATCATCTTTAGTATAATACGCTCTTTTATATTCACCAGATTCAAATTTAAAAACTACTGCATATTCGTCATATACGTCACAAAGTGCGTAATCCATAATATACTCGTTTTCTTCATTGAATCTTGGATTAAGTAAAGTCCAAAGCATATTATATTTCTGATTATCAGAAAGTTTAAAGTTCATATGTTTT